AGGGATGACAGCAACCTATCGTGGTGTGAAGTATAATACTCACACTCCAAAACTGCAGTACCGTAAGTGGTATGCAGAAACACATGCACCATCTCATCCACCAAATAAGTATCGTGGTATTCCCTACCGTCCATGTAACAACTGGAACTGGGAGGAAAAGCAATGAAAAAACTTAACTTCCTACAATTGATTAAGGAACAAAAGCAAAAAGAGGAGCGTCGTCATCAAGCACAACTAGCACAACTAGTGGGAGCAAAGCAATGATACAAACTGTCGTATCTCTAACTGCTGCTGCAGCTCTGGGGACAATCTTACTTTCAACCTACATTCAATGGTTGTATAAGTATTAAGTTATATGTAAAAGATACAAATGTTAGTGAATAAACACAAAGTATTATAGATAGTATGTCTATGGGTTAGAAAGATGATTTAAAACTCTTAGTTATGTTGTTTTTTATTAGGAGGTTATTATGCATAACATAATTTCTTACAATCAACTAGCAGGATGGAAAAAATTTGAACAAACGATTGATCGATGTAACGAACAAAACGAATTAATTAACGACTACTTTAATTGTTTAATCGAATGCGAGGAGAAAACACATACGTGCAAAAAAATCTGTAGAGAATTATTAACTCATTAAGAGGCGTGTATTGAATAGTTAAATTAAATTGGGGGTTGACTACCCCCTTTTTTTTATGGTATAATTACTTGTGCTGGTTTACATATATGAGAAAAAATCAAGGCATCAGGGCATTGCGGAAAGCACTTAAATCTCCTGATTTATATTCTGAAGAAGAATACAAGTATCTTTTAACTGGATATTATAAACAATTAGTTAAAAAAGAAATGAAAAAACATGCAACAAAACAAAAAGGATTTGGATATGTCGGTCAAGTTAGTATCAGTGACGCCACAAGCAGAGCAGATGATGGGGTATATAGCGAGGGTGAGCAATCCGTTGAACCAGGAGAATCCTAATGTTGCTGGGTTGTTGAAGTATTGCATTAAACATGGTCACTGGAGTGTATTTGAACAAGCACACATGACTCTTGAAATTAATACCACTCGCGGTATTGCAGCACAGATTCTTCGTCATCGCTCATTTACATTTCAAGAGTTTTCACAACGCTATGCTGATACTAATCTATTAACATCGGACATTCCTATTCCAGAGTTGCGTCGCCAAGACGAAAAGAATCGGCAGAATTCTACCGATGATCTTGGAGAAGAACAAGTATTTGTTATGAACAAAATGATTCAAGACCTTTTTAGAGATGCCCAGGATGTCTACAATTTCCTTCTATCACAAGGAGTAGCAAAGGAGTGTGCGAGGTTTGTATTACCTTTGGCAACACCAACTCGCATCTACATGACAGGATCAGCTCGTTCGTGGATACACTATATAAATCTAAGGAGTGCTCATGGTACTCAAAAAGAACATATGGATATTGCCAAAGAATGTCAATGTATATTTGCTGGTCAATTTCCGATCGTTGCAGAAGCTTTGGAGTGGAGTCACTAATGCCTACATACCCTTTAATTAACAAAATAACAGGAGAAAAAAAAGAACTCTACATGACCATGGTAGAGTATGATCAGTGGAGAAAAGACAATCCAGATTGGGATAAAGATTGGTCTGCTGGTGTCGCTGGAGTTGGCGAAGTTGGAGATTGGAGAAACAAGATGAGTAAATCCCATCCAGGATGGAACGATATTATGAATAAAGTAAAAAATGTTCCTGGTTCAAATGTACAGTGGTAAATACAATTATGCCTAGATCTAGAAAAAGAAATCAACCAGATATTAATGGTATGAGCATCAAACAGATGAAACGTAGGAAACCAATTAACTTCGATTATCTTTTAAATATAGAACCGTTGACTGACAACCAACGAACAATGTTTGCGGAGTATGAGAAGGGGCAGAACTTATTTGTATATGGTGCTGCTGGTACAGGTAAAACATTCGTAGCTCTTTACTTAGCACTTAAAGATGTTTTGAATGAAAACACACCTTATGAGAAAGTTTATGTGGTAAGATCTTTAGTTGCCACAAGAGAGATTGGATTTCTTCCTGGTACACACGAGGATAAATCGTCACTTTACCAAATTCCTTATAAGAATATGGTAAAATATATGTTCGAGATGCCAGACGATACTTCTTTTGAAATGCTTTATGAGAATTTGAAGAATCAAGAAACAATTTCTTTTTGGTCTACTTCGTTCCTTCGTGGCACTACACTTGATAAATCCATTGTTATCGTAGATGAATGCCAAAACTTAAATTTTCACGAACTTGATTCTATCATCACCCGTGTTGGTGAAGATACTAAAATTATGTTCTGTGGTGATGCCAGTCAATCAGATCTGCAACGCAGTAACGAACGCTCTGGGATCATTGACTTCCAACGCATCCTTCAACAGATGAAGGAAGTGTCACTTATTGAGTTTGGAGTTGAAGATATTGTACGCTCGGGTCTAATTAAATCGTATATCATTGCTAAAATAAATTTGGGATTATGAAAAATTTTAATCATGTTGGTAACATTCAACCAATACAAATGGAGACAGTTATGGTTGACGCCAGAAGGCATTATCTAACTCCCACTGGGAATAAACATAAATCAGTTACTACCGTGATTAGTAATAACTCTAAAAAAGTTCAGATAATACAACGGTGGAGAGAACGAGTTGGTCATGCAGAAGCAAATCGTATTTCCTCTAGATCTACAACTAGAGGAAATAGATATCACAAACTTGTTGAAAACTATTTAAATAATGAATATGATCCAGAACTTTATAAAGAATATCCTCTTATTTGGTTGATGTTTAATTCTTCTCTTAAAACTCTAGAAAATATAAATAACATATATCTTCAAGAGGCAGCATTATATTCTGACTATTTAAAAATCGCGGGACGAGTTGATTGTATTGCAGAATATAATGGCAAACTTTCGGTTATTGATTTTAAAACTTCAGCAGAAGAAAAAAAAGAAGAATATCTTTATGATTACTATGTGCAAGAGGTTGCTTACGCCTGCATGTTGCAGGAATTATACAACTTAAAAGTGGAACAATTAGTTACCATTGTTGCCTGTGAAACTGGTGATGTTCAAGTCAGTATCGTGCCCCCCAAAAAAGAATATTTTGTTACTTTACAGCAGTATCTCAGGGAATACGAAGAAAAATATGATAGAAAACTTGGAGGAGAAGTTTATGACAACTGCGAGATTCTCGCAGGAAGTTGAAAAAATTGCATACGAAAATTCAATGAATTATATTGATGCGATTGTTCACTACTGTGAAACAAATGACATTGAAATTGAAACAGTTTCTAAACTGATTTCAAAACCACTAAAAGAAAAATTAAAATTTGACGCACAAAAACTAAATTATATTAAGAAAACTTCTAGAGCAAAATTAATACTTGTTTAATATGAATGATTTTTTTAAGTCCGAAATGGTTCGTGGTGATCTGCAAGAAATGTCAGATTTACAACAATATTGTATGAGAGCAATGGCAGCGTTTCCTGCTTTGTCTCCAGATAAAAGATTAGAATACTTCAGTGTTCTTGAACAACTTATTGAAAAACAAAAAATTTTTTATGCTAGATTGAAGTTGAGTGATGATCCAGAAGCAATTGAAATGGCAGAGAACATGAAAATGTCTGCTGCTATGTTAGGCGCTGATCCAGATGTTGATTTGTTATCAATGTTTGACAATTTATTAAAAAAACTTTCTGAGATGAAACAAAAACTAGAAGAAACTGGGGGTTGACACCCCCCTTTTTTTATGCTATTATATATGAGTGGCAAGCACCACAAAAGCCAAATCCAAAATATCCGAGAAAAAATATGTCTTTTGCAGATCTTAAGCACAAGTCCCAAAACAGTTTTGAGTTCCTTCAAAAAGAACTTGAAAGGTCCAGTACTACTTCAGGTGGCGCCGACGAAAGATTTTGGAAACCCGAACTTGATGCTTCTGGAAATGGATACGCAGTTATTCGTTTCCTTCCTGCTCCCGATGGGGAGAAGTTACCTTGGGCAAAATTGTATTCCCACGCTTTCCAAGGTCCTGGTGGTTGGTTAATTGACAACTGCCTTACCACAAATAAAGATCAATGCCCTATCTGTGCCGCAAACAACAAACTGTGGAACAGCGGAATTGAATCTGATAAAGAGATTGCACGTCAACGGAAGCGCAAACTTTCTTACTATAGTAACATTTATGTTCTGAATGATTCTAAGAATCCAGATAACAACGGAAAAGTGTTCTTGTATAAGTATGGTAAGAAGATCCATGATAAAATAGTTGATGCCTTGCAACCCAAGTTTCCTGAAGATGTTCCCATTGATCCTTTTGATCTGTGGGAAGGAGCTAACTTCAAATTGAAGATTTGTACTATTGGTGGTTATTGGAATTACGATTCATCTGAATTTGCTGCTCCTGCAGCATTGAATAAAGATGACGGCAACCTTGAAGCAATTTGGCGCCAAGCATATTCCCTTGAAGCATTTACCAAACCAGATCAATTCAAACATTACGAAGAATTGCAAGCTCGTCTTTCGATTGTACTTGGAAATAAAGCACCTGTTTCTAGTCAAGAATTTTTTGAGCAGGATGAAAATGAAGAACCTATTGCAACTGCTGTAGCAACTCGTTCAAATTCTAGTTCTAAAAAAAGTTCCGACGATGACGATGATGATGCATTGAGTTACTTTGCTCGCCTTGCCGAAGAAGATTAAAATTATTGAGGGGGGTCACAGACCCCCCTATTTTTATACGCCAGTTTTCTTTAATTTATTGGAAATAAAACCAGAACATTGTTTGTACAGAGTTGATTGTTGAAACTCCAATAAAAATCCCTGTAAGTATTGTGGTTTTAGAATCCAAATCTCTCTTTTCTTTTCGTTCAATTCTTGTTCGTACTCAAAAATTGTGACAGGAAAAGATACCAAATTTCCAGGCACAACTTCTAGGTCATTGACATCATAGTAAGTAAATATACCATCATAAAAAAATTTATCTACGATTAATCCTCCTTGTAAAACGGGATCTCCGTTCTTATTTACTACATCAATTGTTTTGTAGTATTTTACTGTTCCGTAAGGATCATCATATTCCTTTTCGCACGACTTTCTCAAAGCATATTCACTCATGGGTAATCCAAATAATGGATCAATCATATTATTTGTGAGGACAATAATCCAATCTAAAAACGGATCTCCATATGCTTTTTCGGCAATACTATCCAATCGTTCACCATCTTGAACAGCATATTTTTTAAAAAATACTGAATAAGAAAATACATCTGGATTGATTTGATATCTTCTGAAGAAATTTTTTGCTACAATAAAATCTGAATTAGAAAACGGATATTGAATTGGTTTCAAATCGTATTCTATGTCTGGAATAGTGGAAAAATACATTTTAGTATGAAGCTCCGTCTTCGTTTATTTCGTCTGAGAAAATTACCTTTGTTTCTTTAAATGATACTTGGAGTGTAGTTGCAACTGGACTTGCATCCGCGTCGCCAAATGTTGCATAAGATCCATCGGGTGTGTAATTAACATCAACATTAACTATTGCACATTGTTTGTAATGAGGTAACGTAGGATGAGGAGAATCTCCTTTCATAAACGTTACTTGACATAAACTTGGTATTGTAAGTAAATTTGGAACCTCTACTGCACCAAAAATTGCCTTTCCCCCAAACGCTGGAAGCATTGCCTTTCTAAATCTTCTACAAATTTTACGTATTTGAATTGCTTCATTTTGACTATGAGGACTCATTTTAAACGTTAAGGAAAAATTTCTTAAGTCGGGAGCCTCGAACATCATCTCAACGTTTGGATTAATTACTGTGCCAGTTACTCCTCCAAGTAATTGATTTTCAGTTATAGATGAACCCAATCCTGTATTAATTAAATCTACTGCCGCTTTAAAAGTTGCTGTTTTAAGCATCCCAGGAATTGTATTAAGACCAGTTGTTATTTTATTTGCTAGTTCACTAAGGTCCGCTCCCCCCGCCGAACCCATCAAATTTGCTATACCACTCCCCATTGCTCCAGTTCCCATTCCGCCCCATCTTGCAGAAAATTGAGTTTGTATGTCCTCTGGCATATACAGTATTATCGGATCAAATGTTTTGTCACCTCTGTTTCCTTGATAATTTATATAACCAGCAACTCCAGATGTAGTAACTGCAGATCCACCTGAACTTCCTGCCGCCACACCAAAAGGAGGTTCGTAAGCAAAAAATTCAAATACTACATAGTCACTATCTGGAGTTATTGCTCTTTCAGATGGATATCTAAGTGCTGTACCAGCACCCGCCGTTACTGATGCTTTTGATATTATCGTTACATTTGGTCCAGCAGGATCTGGCGGTGCCCCCGCTGGCCCTGCCAATGCCGCTGCAGCCGCTGTTGGAGAAGCTGGCGGAGTTCCTACTGGACCAGCAGCTACAATCCCCCTAATATCTGTTTCGTATGTTACTTTAGCAGTAGCTTGATTTTTTAATGGTTTGAAAGTACCAGAACCAAGTGGCGTCTCATTAACTACGTTACCCGTATTACGATCATAAAATATTCCACTGCCAGTAGACATTTGCACATATCTTGTAGAAGCACCCCATGGTGGATCTCCTCTACGATAAATTCCTGTTGCGCTACTTGCTGTTGTCATTTTTTGACTCTGTTAACATCAGATTTAGATTTTCCTTTAACTATCCTATCTCCTAAGAGACGGTCGTTGTAGTATTGCTTCATCTCTTCCCAAACTAATTCTTTATCGTAAGGAAATTTTCCACTACCACGCATTAAAACAAAATCTTCAACTGGCAACAGCACTGCTGTCTCCCATTCTACTTTCGCTAAATCAAGAAAAAAACTTTCGCACCGTTCGTTTAGATATTTATGTATGATTTTCTTAGGTATATCTATTCTTCCGTTCAATAATTTTTGTACAATAATTATTCTTTTTTGCGGTGCAACATAATGTAAATTGGCACCATAAAAATGTTTACCTGCAACCGCAAGAACATATACTAAAGGAAATTTATCATAATACGGTAGTGATTGTGTCTCTGCTTTGTATTTAAAAAATATTAAATGCCCTTGATATACTTTTCTTGCCCTCAAATTTTCATCGTGAAATTGTTCTCGATCTAAACTGTCTAGTAATTCTTGTTTAATTATTTTTTCTGGATCTCGTTTAAATTTTGATGATAAGGAATTTAAATTTGTTCTATACCAAGAAACGCTTCTAGATTTTCCTTCTGCTTTTTCTTTGATCGTTTCAAAAATTGTTTTAAAAGATGATGCTTCTACTTCAAATATTTCTAATAATTTTTCTACTAATTGAGGTTGAGTAAAACTAGAATAGTTTTTAATACCATAAGTAGCAGCAAGAGAACGAATTTGATCTCTGGTGTATTCTTCTATTGGCAATTCTTTGCCAGTTAAATTAGACCACTTATCAATATTATTTTTAAAATTATCTTTAGGTTTTAGATTATTTTTTACTTGTGACCTTGCCATCTTATACCTTTAAATGATCTTCTGTTAAGATTATGAATTTCATTTGACGATCCTCGCAGAAATCTTTTGCTGCTTCCCACTTTGCCTGGTTCTTCATAAAGGTTAAAACCTCTCTCTTCCATGCAGTAGTTTTTCTTTTGGGGGTTGGGGAAGGACCCTGCACCTGTCTTTTTGGTTTAACTTCAACCAGATATTTTTTGCAGTCGCCAGATGTACTTTTAACTTTTATGTAAACATCTGGATAATAACGATGGACTCTACCATCTGTAGGGCAACGATACGGGATAATAATTTCCTCACTCCCCCACTCAAGAATACTATCGGTCAAATCACAATAAACAAATAATTTTCTTTCCCACATAGATCTATAAATTATTCTTGTAGGATTTCCTTTATATTTTTTTGGATTTACTGGTTTGTAAATGCCAGAATATGCCATAAATAAAGATACATCTTCATCTATATTTAGAGTGCCAATAGCCAGTTCAATTTCTAATTTTATATCGGGAATAGCTGCTCAAGGTGGAATGTCCATGTCAAATGGATATGATGTAGAATTTAAATTTGGAGCAGGAACGTCCGAACTTACAAAGTTTTTTAAAGATACAGGAAAACGAGGATTGGGAATAGATCCAGATACTGGGACTCCTTCTAATGGAGGATACTTATTAAAAGTATTATGTGATGAGGCTCAATTACCCAATGTTCAAGCTGCGACTGGACAAATTAACGGCAGGCTTTTGGGAGAAGGTACAGTATATTATCCTCACACAAGATTGTATAGTGACTTTACATTATCTTGGATGTGTGATTCTAATATGATACCATTGAAATTTTTAACTGTATGGCACAGTTATATTTTTTCTGCGGATAGACCTGGGTTTACTCCAGATCCAGATAGTTCATATAGCAATCTACCTAAGTTTGTTAATGGTAAAACATTAGATAATCTTAAGTCAGAAGCGGCTAGAAATCCAAGTAGAAATGTGAGATTAAAATTTCCATCATCTTATCAATGTAATGTTCAGATTACAAAAACAGAACGCTCGGCAAATGCACCGAACGGAAGGGCATCTGCAACATATATTTTAGAAGATTGTTTTCCATATTCTATTGACGCAGTACCGCTATCTTATGGGGCATCTCAAATTACTAAGGTGAGCGCAAACTTTTATTATGCCAAACAATCTGTTATTTTCAACAATATACCTGTTTCGTTTACTGGATAAATAATATTACGAATTGATTTTAAAATACATGGCATTACCTAAACTTGGAGTACCAACTTATGAGATGGAATTGCCTTCAAATGGCAAATCAGTTAAGTATAGACCGTTTTTAGTTAAAGAAGAAAAGGTTTTACTATTAGCATTAGAATCTGAAGATGATAAACAGATTAGTGCAGCGGTAAAAGATTTAATTAAGGGGTGTGTTCTTTCTAGAATCAAAGTAGAGGAACTTCCCGCGTTTGATTTAGAATATTTGTTTTTAAAAATAAGAGCGGCAGCAGTTGGTGAAATTATTAGTATGAATATTACTTGTCTTGATGATGGTAAGACAGTAGTAGAAACTGATATTGATATTAACACGGTAGAAGTTTTTAAACCAGAAGGTCACACAAATAAAATTATGCTTGATGATACAATTGGTATCATCATGAAGTATCCTAGTATGGATAGATTCATTGAAGCAGAATTTTTAAATAAGGATGTTAAAACAGAAGAAGTATTTGATTTTGTTGCTGATTGCATTGACCAGGTATATCAAGGAGATAATGTTTGGGACATGACTACAGTAACGAAAAAAGAATTGAAGGCATGGATTGAAACATTTACTACAAAACAGTTTGAACAAATTAGTAATTTTTATGAAACTATGCCAAAATTAAGGCACGAATTTAAAGTGACTAATCCAAATACTGGAGTTGAATCAACATATACTATTGAAGGGTTACAATCTTTTTTCGCGTAGCACTCTTTCAAAATAGTTTGGAGGGGTATTTTAGAACTAACTTTGCTTTGATGCAGTATCATAAATATAGTTTGACTGAAATTGAAAATTGGATGCCTTGGGAACGAGAGGTTTACACATCCTTATTAATGCAGCACATTCAAGAAGAAAAAGCAAAGCAAGAAGCTTCTAAACGTTAAATGATAGATCCAGCACCAGCACCAGAAGGAATACTAGATCCCAAAAAACCTTATTGGTCTGCTGATAGGGTTGGCGAGGCAACTTGGTTGCGTCTGAAAGGTAAACTAACTGGTAGAAAAATTCCAGAGTTGAGTGGTGAGCAACATACATCCTATGTAAAACTTAGTGATGCTGATGCTGATAGAGTAATTGAAAACGTTAAAAAATGGGGTAAGTATCCTCAAATAAATGAGAATGATAAGTATGGTGGTGCATATAATAATGAAGCATATCAAAAGTGGTTGGTAGAAGAGTTCCTTGAGAAACCTTTTAGAGAACAAACTAATAAAAAAATTGAAGAAGCAGAAGTTGAAAAGCGACTAGAAGAAATACAATTTGAAAAGAAACTGAAAAGAAAAGTAAATCATCCCAAATTATATCCAGAATTACAATATATTAAACCACGTTACATGTGGGGACAGAATGGACTTTATGATTTGGATTTTAAATCAGATATTGATAGAGCAATTTATTTTACTGGTAAGTTAGATAGTAACAGTAAAGGTAGTCAAGATAAAATTGCAGTTAGAGAATGGTTATTTTTGGTTACTGGACTAGATGTTTACGAGGATTATGAAGAGGTTAAAAAATATCGCACCAATATTCTTGAACTAATTCTAAAACTAGTAAAAAAATTAACTCCATCTCAGCGAGAAATCACTGTTCCCCCAGTTTATACTGGGTACTATCAAGAACCAGAAGAACCTGAAGAGGAAGAGGTAGAAAATGATGATCTTTATGGACAGAATTTAGATAATTTACTTGGAGAGATACGAAGTGAACCTAGTAATGAAGCTTTAGAACAAGAAGAAGAAAAAGAATTACAAGAACAAGTTAATGTTGCTGTAGATACTTTAGATCAAGCAGAAGAAGCAAAGCAAGAAGTAATTAATGAAGAGGTATTAGAAGATTTACCTGATTCTATTAAAGAAGATTTGCAGAAAATTTTAAACAGAAGAAAAAATAATAGTTCTGAAAAACAAAATTCAAGTTCTTATGTTTCCAATGCAAAAATATATAATTTTCTTGTAAAAAATTTAACTCAAATACAAAAAACCTTTGAAAGTATTGATAAGTCCATACAAAAACAGAATCAAATTCTTTCTGCAAATTTTGCCTCTACATCATCAATGCTTCAAAGTATAGAATCTCAAGATTCTATGCTGATTAATCAAATTGATGCTCTTGCAAATGAGTATAGAAAACAAAATGAAATAGAAAAAGCTTTATTAGATGAACAAGAAAATATTACTGCAGAAAGTAATTTAGAAAAAACAAAAGATGCTGCTGGCACCGAAGGATTTAAAGATACCAGAGGGAATGGCGGATTAATTAATAACTTAATTAGATTCTTTGGTAAGAGATTAGCAAGATGGTTGTGGAAAAGATTGCCAAGAAAGTGGAGAGCTGCTGCTCGTTTGGGAAGAATAGCAGCGAAAAAATTTGGATCTAAAATTTTAGCAAAAATTCCTGGTTCAAAAGTAGTAAAAACCGCAATAACAAATCCTAAAGTTGCAGCAAAATTTCTATCTAAAACTCCAGTAGGAAACCTTGCTGGTGGTATTTCTCGCCCAGTTGCTGGCGCTGTCGGCAGCGCCGACAGGGTGACTAGGGGAGCGGGGCAAGATGTGTTGCAGCGAGCACTTAAGAGTCCTGCTATTCAAAAGGCATTGGTTGGCAAAATTGGTAAAGAGGGAGCAGAAAAATTAACAGTTAAAATTGCTGCTAAATTAGTTCCTGGAATTTCTACTGCCTATGGATTGGGAGAAGGACTTGCACGCATTGCAATGGGTGATGTCAAGGGTGGGTTCTTATCATTTGGTAGTGCCATACCTGTTGCTGGTTGGGGGTTTGCCGCAATTGATATCCTTCGTGATATTGACGTTGCTGCATACACAAAAAATATTGAACCAAATCTTCCTGCTCCAAAAGATGAACATTTCGCAGCATTTTTTAGTGAAGCTTTAGGTGTTGGTTCAGATCAATATGAAATAGGAACCGAAAGTACAAAACCAGGTACAGCAATATTGCATGGTACAGAATTAGTTGTAAACAAAAACAATAAAGACAACCAAGAGTTATATAATCAAGAATCTACAATAGCAAGAACTCTTCTTGGTGCTACTGTTGGATTCCTTAATCAATCTGGACCTGCTGCTGCTTCAATAACTCCCGTGATTAAACAGTTGGCATCTCCGTTGATTAAAAAATATGGCAAACCAAACATTCTGGTGCAGAGTGATTCTGGCGGAACGATTCCTTCTTTAAAAGAAATTATAAACAAAAGAAAAACAAAAACCCCAGAAGAAGAACTATCTGAAATGGAAAGGTCTTTATTGGAAGAACAAAACCCAGAAAAGTTTTCCGAAAAACTTTTGAAGATGCTGGATCCAGGAGGTAGGTTCCAGCAATTATTAGAACAGATTAAAAGCGGAAATCCAAATCCTGGACCAGATCAATATGATGGAACGGTTGTCGCTGGTGATTTAAAAGGAAACATTGTTAATCCCATGGAAGAAGGTGATATGCAAGATTACCCTGGAGCAAAGTTTGGTGCTCCTAGAATGGGGAGAACTGGTAAAATGGACAGAAAACATCTGGGTAGAGATATTGTTGGTCCTGCTGGTATGAAATTTAGTGCTGCTTTACCTGGAACTGTATCAGCTATTATTGAGGTTGCTGATCTTCCTGGTGGTGGAGTTAGTAAGGGTGTTTATGTTAAACATGATAATGGAATGGAGACAAGATATTTGCATGTAATCCCATCTGTTAAAGTAGGTGATAAAGTTAAAGCAGGACAAAAATTGGGGGTACTAACTGAGAAGGATAGTATTAGTACAGTTGCACATCTTCATTTTGAAGTGATAGTAAATGGACAACATGTTGATCCAGAACCTTTATTAAAAGGTTCACTTAAACTGAAAGATATTGCTGCTGGAAAAGTTCCTGGGTTAACGATAGAAAACTACGATGGAACAGCACCACCACCCCCAGGAGCAGCACCTAAAGTAATTAGTTCTACTAAAATCAATGATAAAACTTTTACAGAAAGAGAAGGTGGAAGATATTTTATGGATGGTAAAGAAGTTACCAAAAACGTTTATGATAAAGAAAAAGAAAAAGCTGAGATGGTTGAGGACGTTATGGGTCCCTCCTCTATTCAAGTTCAACCTGATCAGAAGAACCCAGTACAACTGGGATTGGATGCACTCTCAAATTTAATACCAGGAAGAGAAAATGGTGGTTCAATAAAAAAAGGTAAAACATATTTAACTGGAGAAAAAGGACCAGAGTTGATTAGCACAGACACCGATGGATTTGTATTTGATGCAGAAAAAACTCGACAGATAGCTGGATTGTTTAGTAATTTCTTTAAAGGAACTGGTTCGTCCTTACAAGAACATCCATATATGAAACAAGTTGAGTTGGAAAGAGTTAAAAAACAAATGAATCTTCCACCTGGGAAAGGATTTACTGGTCAGTACGATATGTTTGGAAGACCAACAGGATATGGTGCGATGCTAGATAAGAAAAACAGCAATCCAGAAAAAAATACATCTGAGATTGCTACTTATTTAAAACAGGATCAGAATTATTCTGGTGGGCAGATCATGATTATAAATCAACAACCACCCGCACAAGTTGCAATGGCAAAAATGTCAGGAGGTGTGCAGCAGATTCACCAAAATTATTATGAATCAAATAGTACCCTTGCAAACATAGTTATGCAGCGACTTGTGGGATAAATATGATAGAGGAGGATTTATAAATGGGAGCAGGAACTGAAGGTTTTAGAGATACCAGAGGAAATGTAAACCCAATTGGAAGTATTATTTCCAAGATGCTTCAAGCCAGAAAAATGGCTGAAGAGGAACGTGAATATGCATCTCAAATTGCAGAAGAAAATCAAACATCATTAGAAGAAGCAGGAATTGAACGAGGGTATTTCTTTAAACAAGCACTGAAGTATAAATTTGGTGGAGAATTTGTTGATAAAAAAAAGAATCAACTGAAAAATTTTCTTGAAAAAAAGAATACTGCTAAAGCAATTATGCTTGGCAAATCTGGAAACAGAAAATATGATAAATCAGAAAGAATAGATATGATTTGGTCCTTATTTAAAAAGGGACCCAAAGCGCCAACTTTTAGAGATAAGTTTAAAGAATTATATAAAGTTTCTCTTGATGATCCAAGTGTAGAACCAAAATCTTCTATGCTTTCGGGATCTGTTAAGAAGATACAGAAAGCAACTGGCAGGAAAAAAGTTAGCAAAGAAGAATTATTTGAAGTTCTTACGAAATTGTTAACCTCATTAGAAGCAACTGCTAAATCTTTGAATAGTAATGTGGCAGCATCATCTGCTGGCATAATTAAAGCAGCAGATGCACAAGACAGTATAGCAGATCAATTAAAATATAGAGCAAACACATTAGAAGAAAAACTTGACAACTTAATTAAAGTTATATCAGAACAAACTAAAACTAGAAAGTCACAACAACAAATCAAAAAAATATCTGCGGCAGAAAAAAAATTAGAAGATACGAAAGATTCTTCCTCTACAGAAACATTTGATGATGTAACAACACAAGGTAATGAACCTATTGAAGAAAGAGTTGAGAAATTGGAACAACTTATTGATAAACAACAAAACTATCCACAAGCAGAAACTGGTGCTATATTTTCTGGACCAGATTCTGGATACCCCGTGGAGTTGCATGGTAATGAAGCTGTTATACCACTTGATAATGCATTTACAGATCCAAAAAAACCAGCTGTTACTGAGGCAGGAAAGCGGGCAGAATCAGCAGGAGTATCTAATATGGAAGGAATTACTCCTATGATGCCCAAACAATCTTATGAGATTGGAACCACTGCACCGCCCCCCTCTATGGGTGGAAAACTGGGATTTAATCTTACAAATAAGTTAGCGGTGGGTGGAACAACACAAGCGTCTGCCATGTCACAATCATTAATGGATGCAATGTCATTACCTATGGTTGCTACTGGTGGTCGTATATTAGCAACAACTACTGAGTACATGAAAAGCGTTGGAGATACTGGATTGGGTGCTGATATAAGTAGGATTGCTAGACCAATAGCAAATGTATTTGGATTACCATCATCAATTGTACAGAAAGCAACCGCTGGTAAATCAACAGAAACCTCTGCGGAAGAGGATGGTGAAGATGGAATGGGATCTAAAAACATTCTTGCAAAACTTACAGAAGGATTTGGTAAGTTACTTGAAAGTATGGGTAAAAAGATTGAAGAGAATCAACCAGATCCAACTGGAGGACTTCCTCAACCAGCTGATATTAGCGGGAATGAAAAGGAATTATTAAAAAGATTGATGATAGCAGAAGCTGGTGGTGAAGGAATAGAGGGAATGGCTATGGTAGGTAGATCGGTATTAAATAGAGCAGGATTAGTTCAATCTGGTAAACTTGGCGCTGGACAATTTAATGCTGAAAGTGGTAGTGTTACTGATATTATTCAAGCACCTCTTCAATATCAACCTTATCGTGAAGGGAAGTTGAATAGACCATTAAATGCCGAAGAGAATGCTAGAGCGGAAGCAGCATATCAATTGATGATGAATGATCCTGAGTTTAGAACAGCAATTAAAACAAAATTTAATTTATCTGAATCTGATGTTAAAAAAGCTGCTGCGGCAACTGGATTTAGAAATGCATCAATAGCTCCAGAAGATGCATCTCAGCAAGTAAATGAATTTATAGCAGGAAGACACACATTTAATACAGCAGGAAATCCTGGATTGTTATCACCATATTCATCCGCGACAGTAGCTCAACCATCTCCCCCACCAAATCCTCCTCCTGCACAAAAAGATTTGGGTCAAGAAATCACACAAAATTTTGGTATGCAAGTTGGCGAAGAAAGAACCTTCCAGCATCCAAAATATGGAGAGATAAAAGCACATAAAACTGCTAAAGGATTTAAGTTCTTTGGACCTGGAATCAATAATGTATTGAATATGCAATCTAATACTGCACAAGCAAAATCAATTGTGGATTATTTTATTAACAGTAATGGCGGAAGAACTCGTGTAGACGAGACATCACAAGCGATGGCACCACCTACTCAACCTCGATCACCTACAGCTGCAGCATCCACAGACGAATCTTCTAGCAATCAGTCACCTATGATTGCTGCATTAAATCTTGGTGGTAGTCCTAGTACTACTGGAACGTCACCGCAATCAACAGCAGAAGTTTTACCACGCCCAGGCACCAATCCCGTACAAGACATCTACCATAACGTTCAGAAAGTTTACGCAGAAACAATAGGATAATGACACAAGAAAATTCATATGCAGTTAGTTTTACACCAACTGTCGTAAAAATATACGCTGTAGATTCTAATGACCCAAAAGTTATAACCGATATGGTTATGAGGTTTGATTATTTTGAAGATATTTTCTGTCCATCTATTGCAGGAACATTAACCATTGTTGATAACGGGGATAACTTAATATCTTCATTACCAATTCAAGGATTTGAAAAGGTGGAAATAGAAATTAAAGATTCTAAAAATGTGAATCACACTTATGAGTTTAGAGTATTTAAGGTTAGTAATAGATTTTCTGCTGAAAGATTTCAAACATATGTTTTGGGATTGATCTCACTTGAAGCATTATATAATGAAGGCGTAAGAGTTCCTAAACTTTTGCAAGAAAAACCAGAAGCTATAGCATCAAATTTATTAAAACAATATTTAAAAACAACTAAAACAGTTTCTGTTGATCCATCAATGTTTCAGATCTCGTTTAGTCCTGGCAAGAAAACCGTATTCTCTATTATTAATCACCTTCAGACCAAAGCAGTTCCTTCTGGCAGTACGTCTACGCTTGGGGCGACACCATCTATAAGTGCAACTGGAGCAGGAGCAGTTGTTAGAACAGGGGTTACACCAACTACGCCTATAGCAGAAGTTTCTTCTGGAAAATATACTCAGTCATCTGGAACTGCTGGATATCTGTTTTACGAAAATCGTGATGGATATTTTTTCAGATCAATTGATGCATTGTGTTCCAGAGAAAACGTAAGTATTGGAACATATTACTTAGAAACAGAAGCGAAGGGAGTGGATCCAACAAAAAGAATTTACGACATGGATTATAATAGTGAACTTAATGTGCTAGGAAAATTACGAATGGGCGCGTTCTCTTCTTTAATATGCTTTTACAATTTAAGCACTGGTGGATATGAAGAGTTTGTATATTCTCTTTCAAATTCTTTCTCTAGTATGAACCATTTGGGATCTCAAAATAAATTAGGTGCTGGGCAAAAAGAACTTTCTAAATATCCAACAAGAGTTATGAGCGTACTATTAGACCATGAGACGTGGTTTAGTGAATCAACAATTGCATCTCCAGATGCAAGAGATGGATCTACATCATCAACAGCACCATTTCCAGATTTCCAAAAAAATTATATAGCACAATCTATATCAAGGATTTCTAGTTTGACAAATCAAAAATTAAATATACAAATAAGTGGCGACCCATCAATTCGAATTGGTACAAAAATTACAATTAAATTGCCCAATCAAATACCATCATCAGATAGAGCTACAGTAGCATATGACCCAGAGCACAGCGGAGATTATTTAATATCAAAAGTCAATCATGTATTTGATTTTAAAAAAAGAATTTCCAGCAGTTGTTTATCATTGATAAGGGATACATATGGAAGTCAAGAAATTGCTTCCAAAGTTAAATAAATACTAAAAAAGTTTTGTAAATGGATCCTGTATTATCTTCACTATTTCCTGTACATCAAATTGGTGCCGATGGATTCAATTGGTGGATAGGGCAAGTAGAATCAGAAAAATCTACAAACCCTAAGTTTTCTGGTAGATATAAAGTTCGTATCGTAGGAACACATCTTAAGGATTGTGATGTTACACCAACGGATCAACTCCCGTGGGCAAGTGTAATGATGCCAGTTACTACGCCACATTCTGATGGCGGCGTTACTGGTGCAACATGTAATTTAAGACAAGGTAATTGGGTTATTGGATTTTACCTTGATAACGACCAACAAAAACCAATTATTCTTGGATCTGTTGGGCATACTCAAGGATCTACAAAAGCAATTAAAGAGGATCCCAATCCTGGATCTACTTGCAAATCATTTACAACGTACTTAGATCCAGAAATAAATTCTGCCACAGATCAACCCAAACATTCTCCAAGTAGTGCTTCAGCTGCTTCTGGATTAGATCCTGGATCTAATACAACTGGTGCTGAACCTGCCGCTTCTTCTTATGCCGCACAAGCAGATGGATTGCCCCCAGAAATACTTGCAGCATTTGGTAAAAATTCTGAAGCAAATCCAACTGGGGCTAAATTTTGTATCACAATAGCAGATCCAACTTGTGGAGCAGAGAGTGATTTAGAAACTGGATTAACAAAAATTTTAGGTGATTTTTTAGGTATTGTATCAGCTTCTGGTGGAAATGTTGGATCATATTATTTGAATAAAGCAACTGGCGCAATTAATACTTCGGTACAAGAAGCGCAAACAAAATACATACACAAAGCTGCCAGGTTAGTAAAATCTACTATTGCTAGAGTAAAAGGAGAACTTTTAAACGCAATGAAGGAGGGCGCTAAACAACTAACAGATTTAGCTTTATACAAAGAGGCATTAGTTCTTCCAATTATTCCTTCAGATATTGATATTCCAACAGAATCTCTTGTTGCGCTAGGAGCAACTGCGGGGGCGTTTGATGCAGCTTTGGCTGCTGGAGATATTGCAACTGCAGAAGTTCTTGGAGAGGCATATGTGGCGTTATTAGAGGAAGTTACTGGACAGCGTGGGCATCCTCCAGTTAAAACAAAACAAGCAAGATTAAAAGAGGTACAGGAATGGTTGGATAATATTTTAAAAACGATAGGTTGTAGTATTGAAGATATTACTGACAGATTAGTATCATGGTTAAGCGACCTATTGAATGCAATAATATCCGAAGCTTATAACGCCGCCTTATGCTTAGTTGGTAATATTGTTAATGGAATCATATCCGAAATTCTTTCTGCTATAAATGAATTAATTGACACAATATTAGCTTCAATTACAGCATTACTAGGACCAATAGCATCAGCAATTGATATTGTAGGTAATGCAATAGCAGGCATCATGGCTTTACTTGGTATATCTTGTTCTGGATTACCACAATCATGTTCAAAATTAAAAACAATTTGTGTTGACTGCACAAGTTCGGAAACAAATGATGACTTTTTAGATGATTTAATTGATGGTATAGAAAATGGCAACCTAGATTTTTCAGAAGGTATCTGTGAAGAAGCAAAAAATTATCCAGTAGAAACTCCAACTGAGATCATATTTATTGGGGGAACTCCTGCAATTCCAGACAATACAATGAGATATACTTCATCAAATATTATTGTTGTTGAAGGATCAACTAACGAATTTATTGTAACTAGAAGTGGGAATATTGATAAGGCTTCTAGCCTTATATATGAGATATCAAATGATACTGCAATTAGAGGAACTGATTACGACATTCTAGGAACTACTGGCACCCTTTCTACTGCAAAAGGAGTTCTAGCATTTGGTCCAGCGGAAAAAGAAAAGCGTGTAAACATACAAGCATATGCTGATGCTTTAACTGAAGGCGCAGAAACATTTAATTTTAAAATTATAGAAGATTATACACCAGATGGAATTGTTGCTATAATTAGTGCTGAAGATTACGTTGGAACAATTACTGAATCAACTACACCAACAACACCTGTGTCAAAACCTATTCCTCCTCCTCCAGGAGCGATTACACCAGGAGCACGTACTCCTGGAACCACTATTCCCTCTACCACTCCGACTGGAACACCTGTCACTGTACCAGTGGGTACAATTCCACCTGGGGTAACAACTGTGGCACCAATTATTCCAACTGTTCCCTTAACAAGTTCAGTGCCTCCGCTACCAACATTTAGTGTAAATGCAGATAAAACTAGCGTTGCTGAAACCGAAACAGTTGTGTTTACTATTAGCACCACCAATGTATTAAATGGAACTCCATTTAATTTTACAATAACTGGAACAAATATAACTGGAAGTGATTTTACCGACAATGCATTGACGGGATCTGGAATTATTGGACCAACTGGCACAGCAACAGTATCAAAAACAATTGCATCAAACGATGATAACCCTGGATTAGATTTGCCAGAAGTATTTACTTTTACTATAAATGGAACTTCAGCTTTTGCCACTGTATTAATTACAGAAGAGATAGATACAACACCACAATATTTTGTCACAGCAGACAAATCTAATATAAATGGTGGTGAAACAGTAAACTTTATTGTAACAACAAATAATGTTGCAGATAATACATTACTATCTTATCAACTGGGTGGAACAATAGATGCATCTGACATTGTTGGCGGACTATTGACTGGAACCTTCCGTATATTTGGAGGCACCGCTACTATACCAATTGTAACAACGGCATCAACAGTAGTTGAGGATGCAGAAGTAATACAATTTTTAATAGTGGGAACTACAGCAGAAGCGACAGTAACTATTAATGCTGTTACTACTTTTACCGCTCCCACCACAACAGTTGTACCGAGCTACAGTGTAACTGCTGATAAATTAGAATATAAAGAAGGGGAAACAGTAACACTAACTATATCAACAACTAATGTTGCTGATGGATCTACATTTGCCTACACAATTTTCGGAACTGACATCACACCCGACGACTTTGTTACAAAAACTTTGGCGGGATCATTCATAGTTATTGGTAATTCTGCAAAAGTATTTCTCACTATATCAGAAGATAGAAAAGTTGAGACCGACGAATCTGCAACATTTTTTGTCAATGGAACAAGTGCATTTGCTGGATTTGTAATCATTGGTGATAAAATTGTTAATCCTCCTGAACCACCACCACGTATCACTCCTTGTTTAACTAAACCAACTGCTAAAGCACTGACAGATAGTACTGGTGCAATTATTAGCATCCCAATCATTGACCCAGGATGTCCCTATGATAACCCTCCAAAAGTAATTATTGGCGGCAATGGATATGGTGCTGGTGCGTTCCCATTATTAGATGCAGATGGATATGTGACAGAAATTCGAATCACTAGGACTGGATTTAATTACAAGAAAGATACTCCAGATAATTTAACTTGTATCATAGATTCTTTCACTATGATAAGACCAGGATCTGGTTATACAGAACCTCCAACTGTACTTGTAAATGGAGACCCAAATGTTGCAAGAGCAATCATACAAAATGGAATAGTTTTTAGCGTTGAAGTTTTGGATAGAACCAAATCATATAAAGAATTGCCAAAAATATTAATTACTGGTGGAGGCGGTACTGGAGCAAAGTTTCTACCATCATTAGCATGTCTAGATATTGTAGAACTAGAACTAAGAGATTACGCCAAGATTGGCACAGGAAAATACATCGATTGCCCGTAAAATTATGTCAGCATCAGATTCAAAATCACCAGTTAAAACTCCCCCCGCAGGAACAACACCACCAGCAGCTCCAGGCGGCACTCCTCCAGGTCCCGAATCAGGACCGAAAAATTTTACCGTAATTTTTAAAGAAAAAGAACTTACTATTGCTAGATATGAAAATGAAGACGGTTCTCATGGGTTCATGGTAACTAATGGAACAAATATTATGCATTTTGACAGCAATGGTAATCTTATTCTTGGTGCTGGTAAATCAGGAAACAGTGGGTGCGGTGGCAAGTTAGTTATTGCTGCCGAAGAAGCGATTCAAAAATATAATACTTATGCGATAGAGATTAAAGGAAATGATGGTGATGCTACTTCGAGTGAGGGGTCAAAAGGAGATACAGAAATAAAAAAAGTTCCTCCATTTTCAATTGCAGTTTATGGAGATGTTGCAATTGAAGCAATTGGTGGTGACATTGGACTCAAAGGCAAAAATGTCAGCATAAAAGCAAATAATAATTTATCTCTCCAAGCAACGGAAAATATAACAATCCAAACTGGCAGCAAAGGTTCTGGAAACATAAATTTTTATACAAGTAATTTCAATTTATCAGCAAATTATTTTAGGAGAAATGTTTCTGGTGCTGAATATGTAGAAGGAACTGGTGAAGTTGCAATTGAACAGAACAAACCTGGGGCTTCGCAAGCATTTTCTACTCCAGGAGGAATTAACTATACAGTTGGTGGTAACTATGAATTTGGTGTTAAAGGTGATTTAAATATTGTGTCTGAGGGTGCAATAGGATTGTCTGCTAAAAAAAATCTGTTCATGACAGTTGGCAACGGAAATTTTAATTTGAAAGCATCTGGTAAAGGAGCAGTAACATTTGATGGAACTCCATCAGTTCCTGCCATAAAACAAAAAGAAACATTTCTTTTAAAAACAGGAACTCCTGGAAAACCGTCCATAAAAGTAGATGCTGGTGGTGACGTTGAAGTTACTGCTACACCTGGAGATTTTAAAGTCACATCCACCAAAAATATAGTCCTTAGTGGAGCTACACTAGTTGAAATAAAATCTGCTAAGATTTTACTAAATTAAAAAACAGAAACCATAAATCTGGAAAAAAAAATTTCCAGCAAAAATTGATAAAAAAAGTTGAGGGTATTAAAATGTACAATTTATCAAGCAAAGATATTAATCGCATCATCGTTGCGTGTAAGCATTACGCCTTCGAGGAAACTGGTAGTGAATGGATGCATGATGAATATATTAAAATTATCAAAAAACTTTGTACTTGTTTGGAACAAAATTTTGACCAAGAAACTCCCAAACCAATAGAATGTTTTATTGATAGAGAGACATCACAATCAAATGTCATTGAATGAACAAAAATAGATAACTTTAGTTAAGTAAAATTATAATTAGATATATGTGAAATGGCGCATAGAATGAATCAAATTAAACCAGAACACCTAGTCACCCATAAAGAGTGTCAAGAGATGATTGATGCTGCCATACGAAGGCATAATAGAAATGCCTCCATTATTTCTATGTTTGTCGGTTGGTTTGTCCTTGCTTTATTTGCCGAAGGACTTTTACGACTTATAGGAGTTATTCCCCCACTACTACCATGGCTCAACATTACCCTGAAATAATAGGCATAGTTCTATTACTGGTATTTGCTGGCACAATGTTCTA